TGTTTTGTCATTTGTAAAAACCAACCAGTAACTCCATATTCAGAATGTTTCATACCACCAACATACCCCTGACATTTTGCTAAACATATAAGATCAGCAACACAAGATTCTGTATAATGCTGAATTAAATGTTGATTAGATTGTAAATCAATTGACAAATGCACTGTGGAAGCATCTCCATCATATCTAATAAATAAATTTCTATCATATAAATTAGAGATAAAATTATATTGAGAATACTTATTATTTAAATAGTCTATTGTCTCTAGAGAATCTGTAGAAACAAAAACATCATTAGTCCCTAGTTTTTCGCAGACTATATCTAGACCTTTGATATAATCGTCGATAGTAAAAATTGGTCGGCCATTCCACGATTTATTCACACTACCATCTTGAGGAACCATCTCTCCTCTTCTAATTTGTAATCCACAAACAGGATTAGACGGCCATGTATAATTTAATACTGTGTTCTTAAGTTGTTTTTCGAATTCTTCATTCAATCTAAATGTATGATCTAAGCAAGCTAAATATAGATAGAACTCAGATAACTGTCCCTCTGCTTGCTGAATATCTGGTGGTAAATCAATAATATCTTTTATGTCTTTAAACAGATTATTCCACGATGCTTCATTACATGTGTTATTAGTAAAATATCTAGTCCATAACCAAGGATACCAACTCTCACCAGTTTTTTCTCTCCACCATCCATCCTCACCATGTCTACATTGTTGAGAAATTCGTGGAATTAAACCTTTTTTAATACCTTCACAAAAATAAGAAGAAATAAATCTGAGATTTTTTGATACAGGATCAAAACTCAAATAGCAATCATATAGGTGTTTACCTTGAGTCTGAATATTTTGTATATAGATCTTGTGAAGATTCAAGGGGTCCGAGATATCCATGACCTCTGTTTGACTTTGTGGAAAAACATGATTACTTCCTATTAGCATGAAAACTTCCTTTTCAAATAATCTATTAATACTGAATTACTGAGAGTGCTTGCGCCTGTTGGATGAGGATTCCAGTTTTGACCAATCCAATTAAAAGGTCTATTTTCAAATCTCAATATTCTATATAAGAATGAAAATATGGGAAAAGTTGGTTTTAGTTTACCATCCAAGACATATTTATATATGAGGCAGTTTAAAACATCTTGATCGCCGCATGACCATTTAAATGATGGGTCAGGATTAGGGTTGGGATTCTTTGAGAGCAAAGTCTTATCAGAACACAGATCAGAATACTCTTTGATAAACTGACGGCTAAATGGAGTATTTCTTAAAATAATTCTTGCAGCATTGATCAGATAACAATTTTTAATTAAATTATTCTCTACTGGATTTGTTATAAGAGTATCAATTGTGTATGTTTTAACATATTCTTTAACTAAAACATTGTCTCTCTCAAATTGACAAAAAATATCACTTTCATTATGCTGTAAAACTGTTTCACATAAGTTGTTGATATTGGGCCAATCAGATTCCCAATACTGGGCATTTTTTTCAAAATTACTATCATGATAAATTAAAATAGAATTCTCAGGAATCTGTTTTAGAATATGACTAATCAAGAAACCTTTAAAATCAAAATAGCCAATATAATTAGCATTTGGATTCATGTCCAGTGCTTCTTCATATTCATTACAGACATCTTGACTATTTGGTAATTCTTTTAATTGTTGTTTATTAAAAGTAAATATATCAGTAAAATATGAAGATAGTTTTTCTTTGACAGCAGATGTTATGTTTTTTAATTCATACCCCCTGTCTGTTACACCACCTTCTGTATAAAAAGTTAAAAGATAAATATTATTCATTTGATAATTACAATAATATTATTATCTATTTGATTTGGTGCAAAAGGGAGTCTGATTAATTCTATATGTTGTAAAGAAAACTCTTGTTTAATATTTTCAAGTATTGGTAAAAATCTTTCAACATCATGATTAAGAATATCTTCAATAACAAATATACCACCAGTTTTAAGTTTATGAATGGAATTTACTAAGAAACTAAAATTAGATTCAAAAGTATGATCTCCATCATCAATAATAATATCGAACATCACATCTTTCAATTGATCATTATTCCACATTTCAGACAATACTGATGGATTTCTTTGATCACAATAAAAAGAACTAATTCTATCCTCGTTTATGAATGTTTCTGTTCTAATATCACCAGCATAAATATTACCATTAGGAAAATATTCTTTCCATGCCCATAAAGAATATCCATGAAAAATACCAACCTCAAAAAGATTGATTGATTCATTTTGAAGATTTTTAAATAAGAAATCATAGATGGTAGTATAATTATGCCAACCCTTTAGTAAACTTTTATCTGACTTATGTTTTTCCATAAGTTCACACAATTGAGTTGGTTGATTATATTGTTGAGTATTTAAAAAATTAGCAATATCTGTAGCTGTTATCATATAAACTCCTTAAGTGTATCACTATTTCTTTGAATGTTTACGCCTATAGCCCGTGGATATGGATTCGCAGTATTAAAATCATTAATTAATATTCTTTTGCAATTTAATAAATTCATTATTAATTGACAATTATTAAAACCCAAATCATTTAACATTTTTCTAGTATATTCTTCAGCAGATTGTGGTCTTGCGGTGACAAAAATTATTTGATTACCATCAGCAAGTAATTGCTGTAATTTTGTAACATTTTCTGGTAATGGTATAGCGGGTTGATGGTAATGATGTTTGGACTGTGCTTGAATTAGGGTGCCATCTATATCACAAAAAATAACCGCCTTATCATTGTAAGTGAACCAATCTTCTGCTGTGCCAACATCAGTATAATCTGTAACAATATTCTCAAGAAAAGTACGATTATTGCTTAAACAATATTGTATTATATCTGACACATAAATTTCTTTATTATTTTTATTAATTCTGTCAAAAGCATCAATAAACATTCTTGAGTTTTCAAATTTATATCCGCCAACGCAAAACTTATCTGAAACAATGCTTTTTTCAATTATGTTCTGTATGATACCTTGATCGTTTGATATGATATAACTTTTAGATCCAGGATTTCTAATTATTTTATTACTAGATAATTTTGAAATACAAATATAATTACCTTCAAGATAAGAATGATCAAAAAAACTATCACAATCCTTAATAAAAATTTCAGAGTCTAAAGATAAATTAGCTTTATCCATAATTTGTTTGACAGTATCTGCTGGGCCTGTTGTTTCTTGCTCAAGAACCACGATGTTAATATCTTGTTTAAAATGATATTTGAGTAGACTTGATATATCATATTTTTCATTATGAGTTTTTAATATTCCTATGGTTATATTATATTTACCAAGGAATGGATTAACTGCTCTTTTAAGCATCATTTGTCCAGAATAATCCACTAAAGTATATTTTGGTCTCATATTAGGAAATCTAGAAGATAAACCAGCGGCGGGGATAATTATTTCCATAATTTTTTAATTTCACTAAGAAGAAAATTGTATTCTGATGAATCTTTTTTGGCGTGTTGAAATACTCGTAATAACATTAATATAAGTAAATAATCGTTATTGGCAATTTTAAAACGTGTTAACAGTCTGTCTTGTAGCATATTCGCATATGTCATTAGATGATGATCTTGATTATCTCTGATAAACCAACCACAATGTAAGTCTTGTCTCATCTTGGCAATATCAAAGACCCAAGAATCATATTCTATAGTTACAGCATCTATTAAATAAAATTGATTATTTTTTGCATAAATTAGATTTTCTAAAGTCATATCTCCATGATATATGGATTGAGGTAAAATATTTGGTAATTTGAATAATAATTGATCTTTAGTAAATGGTAAATCTTCAAAATTTATCAAAGATAATTTATAACGATAAATATCAGAATAGTTTTTATTAGTATATTGATATGACATCTTATCAATAGTTGAAAATAAAAAATTTAGCAAGTATTCTATGCCATGTACTTTTAAATAGGTCTTAATGTCTAATCCATCTATATATTCCATATCAAGAACATGATCATTTTTTCTATATATGGTGGGAACTCTGAATCCATCATCTAATAAGCTAGATAATCTTTCATAATTTCTATCAGTATTATTTATTTTACGAACAAATCTATTCCCATCTGTATTTTCCATTAATAAAACAGTGCTGCCAGAAAATCCCTTAAAATTTTTAATAATCTTTTCGCTCATGATTATTGATAAGATAATGCTGAGAAGTAGGGTAGATGTTTATTGTTTAATTCTATATGGATAGAAAATAACTCTGGATTATTTTTAAATAATATTGCTAATAGTATCTGTTCATTATTAACAATATCTTGATTTAAATAAAATTCAAACAATGACTTGATCTTTGTGGCAATATTTTTGCACACTATTGATGAGCCACCAAATAATGTTCCAACTAATAAACAATTATTATCCCAAATATAAACATTATCCCCAGGCCATGATTGATAATACTTTACAGTATTGATATTTCCTTGTATATTCAGTCTATCTTGTTTTAAGATGGAATAATTTTGTGGCCAACTAATAGAGGTATCAATATTATCAAAAAATCTACTACATCCAGCATCCATCCAAAAATAATAGTCATATTGATTATGCTTATCAATTGCATCAACCAACCACTCAAACTTAGAATACTGGATTATATTATATAATGATAAATTACATTCTATTCTAGATGGGTCTTTTATTAATTGACGATAACTAGGTGATTTTAAAATATTTTCGATTTGATTTTTATATTGATAGTATGGAATATCTTCTAGTTTTTGAATAATTATAGAAGTATTAGATATATCTCTGCGTTGTAAGATAAACTCCTTGAATTTATCTTCTGTATAAATAATAAATGGAACATTCAATCTTAATGTTTTATCAAACCAGTCTAAATATTGGTCGATAGTTCTTCCATCACCTTTACTATCTCTACCTATATCAAATAGTGCAGTTATGACTGTGCTTGATTGTTCCACAACCAATTACTCCCGAATTCATTGTCACTATGTCTACCAGTATATCCTTGAGATGCTGTTGGATATTTTGCTCTAAATTGATGTACCAATGGTTGACTATTATTTTGCCATTCTGGATTTCTATAACATTCTACAATTTCTGGATTGAAAGATTCAACTATTCCAATAGTTGCAAATAATACTGGAAATACAATATCATAATTGGCTAATCTTTTATCTGATAAGCATAATTTATCTAATAGTTCTGGATATTTTAAGAAATTATCATATGCCTTCAAAAACATTTGACTATTAAAGATTGCTGGAGTTGCTCCCCAATGATCAATAGATATACCTTGAGGATATAATTGTAAGGTTTGTTTGAGTTCATCTGATAGTCCACTATTAATGCGCGTCCCCAATAAATAATTATTATTGGGATTAGAAAGTTTTCCTCTCACTAAAACATCTGGTTCCATAACTAATAAATAATCTTTTTGACCATATTCTATTGCTCTTTTAGTTCTATCTAAAAAAGTAAGTATAGATTGTTTGATCAAAAATTGTTGATCTGGATCTCTAAAATTATCATTAATTTGTGGAACAAATCCTCTAGAATCAAATTCTAAATTAGTTTTTATATTAGGATATTTAGTTTCTAGAAAAGAATAATCACTACCTCCGTCTGAAACCAGATATACAGGACAGTCAGGATATATTGTCTTTAAAGTATCTATAGCATATGCAACAGCATCGACTTCTGTATAGCAAGTATAAAAGACACTAAAATTCATATTAAGATCCAGTTACTATTACAACGATAAATATCATTCCAATTTTGAATACCAGCAGCAGGAGTAAACCATTTTTTGGGAGCGACTGTTTTTTCGCTACAAGATAACCACGAACCCCACCAAGAAAATGATGAGTTAGCAATTATATGATAGTCACAAAGACTCATTATGCAAAGATCCACAAACTGATTATTGTTTGACACTATAAATCTATCTGACTTAAATATATCCTGAGTCTTAATCCATGAGGGGTCATCACTAACTATGACTACTGGCATTTGATTATCTAATAGGTCAAGAGCATTTGAGTAATATTCATTGGTGCAACATCCTCCGTGTCTTGGGTGATTCACATAATCTGTTCTTCGTACATGCAAGGATATGATTGGTTGTTGTGTGAAATTTTCTAAAAATGTAAAAGCAGTTTTTAATATTTCTGGTTTGAATTTAAGATCAAACCTCAACTCTTGAGCAATATGAGAGAAATATTTTTCTGATTGAAAATATCCACATAAGTCTGTATTGTCTGGACATTGATCGAATAATAGTTTATCCCAATTAAAAAATCTCTCGTTGAATCTTTGATCAACATAATTGATACCAAAATTAGATTCATTTAAAGATTGTAAAGTAAAACAATCTAATAATTGATGATTTTCTTGTGGTATTTTAAATTCATACTTATGCTTGGCAGCAATTCCTTTGGTGGCAGCAAACTGGAATATTTGGTTGCCTAATCGTCCTTGTTGACCAAGACTATTAAAACTAATTGCCATTATGACTTCTCATATATAAAAACTGGAATATTAGACCAAATATCACGAATAAGTTCTGAAACAAAATTCCAATTACCACCAGCAAGACCACAACCAAATTTTGGAGCATGAATTTGTACAGATTGATCTTTATCAAATTTTTCACGCATAAATTTTGATACTAGAATCATAGACTGACAAAGACTAGCATAGTTCAATGGTCGTGGATTTTTGGATGATATAGTACCGTTTTGAGATATCATATTGGCAAAAATTAAAGAATGACCGAAAGTTTTATCTTTAAATACTTCCACAAATTGAGTATGTCCTAGAATCTTAGATCCTAAAAGATGGTAATTCTCTTTGACTATTGGAAATCTATCTGCTACTGCTGCTGCAAATCCAGCACCAAATAAATTAATATTATTACACACATGAGGCACCATAACACTACATCCATGATTTCCACCATTAACATGATCCGCAATAAAATTAAATAAATTGCCATGAATTACTGGAATCTTAGTCGAAGGTATTTTATGTGTAATTTTCATTATATTCACCATTTCTTTAATGGACAAGATTGATCAGCCCATGCTAATTTATTAAGAAATATTTTTTTATTACTAATATTACATCCACACTGTAAGCACTGCTTATTCAATGAATCATAACTACTACAGCCTGTACAGATATTATACCGGGTCTCAATTTCTGCCTGACTAGACTTGGGACTTCCAGAATAGATATGCCAGAAAAGGGACTTCAAAAATGTTTGTATCTTATATCGCCACATCTGACTTAGGTGTTTCTTTTACTGGTTCAATATTATTATTGGAATCTAGAGTATAAATTTGACAAATATGAATAATATCTTGAGCATTAAACCATTTGGCTAATCCATTAGTTAAGTTATATGCTAACCTATTTCCATTTTTACGAAAATCTGATGTTAATAAAAACTTGTTGCCTTGATACTCAAAACAATCTCCATTCTGGATTTCTTCAATATATTTCATTTGTAATCCTGTTCCCAATCTTCCCAAAGTTCTTCTTCATATAGGTCTTGTTTTTTCTTTTTGAGTTGACTTTTTGACTTAGATAAAAATCTTTGTTCTTCTGAAACTTGATGTTTCTTAAAATTTTTACCCTGAATATTTTGCCGTCTTAAATCTTTTCTGTAATCGTCTGTCATGTTAGATCATCATTTCTCCTAGTACAGTTTATATTATATCACCAACTCTTGAGTAGTCAAGTGATTTTTATTAAATTGAATTGCAAAATCGCCCTCATTTGATTTTAAAATTATGTTTCCATTATTTTGTGATATAAATTCATCAACTGCTTGAATTACACTAAAACTTGTATGATAAATATAATCATGACCACACATTAATCCTGTCTTTTTTAGTTTTGGAAAATACATATTTAAATCTGCTTTGACACATTCATAAATATGAGTAGCATCAATATAAATAAAATCAAAATATTCATCGATAAAACTATCAACAGCATCATAAGAAAAATTTTTTTGAATAATTACTTTATGATCCATGATTTCATTTTGAAAAGTTTTTTTTACTTGTAAAAGATGGTCATTTGTACTATAGGCAGTATTTAAACCCATTAATTCTCCTTCATATTGAGGTTTGGGAGAATTTTTATCAGCACCTATTATCCATGGATCAATCAAATATAATTTTGATGGATTTAATATATCATAAATATTTTTAGCGAAAAATCCTTCATGAACTCCAATTTCTACACAAACTGGATTTAATGGTAAATATGTTTTGATTTTTTGTAAGAAGTCTATTCTATTCATTATATAATCTCCTAAAGTTTTTTCTCTTGACTGATAGTAGAATACATCATATAGTTATGCAGAGGGGTGGTAATACTTTACTTTATATTCTCTTTTATCCAATCGATGTACCTACTAACTCTGGTGTGACCACTTTCTGTACCATATTTAGAGTTTGGAGAACCCTTACTAACAAAAACGCATGAGTTTATACCAGCTAATTTACCATCAATAAATAAACCACCACCACTGTCTCCACTTGCTATTAAGAATTCTAGATTAGTTTTATCTTTGCCTTTGCTGGGTGAACAAACTAATAATTCGTTTTCTATATAATCAATCCTATTAGATCCTGCTCTTTGTTTAGTATCACCAATATTTGGACCACTTAAAAATGTGCCTGTCATTCCAAAACCAGATATATCACATAATTTTTCAATTTCATCTGATTCAGTATATAATTGTGGATAAAGATCTAGATTTAAATTTTCTTGAATAAAACCAATAGCAATATCTCCAGTACCAAAACTAGTATCATGTTTTTTACTATAAACCACCTTATAAACACAATACTCTTTGTTATTGATATAAAAAAAACAACTACCACAGTCCTTGACAACGTGAGCAGCCGTTAAAATATGGTGTGAATCTATGGCAACCCCTGAAGCAAAGTAAGACATTCCCTTTTCATTTTTACCACCAACCTTTCCTACAAAAGTAAACTGTTTAGCATATTCTAAATATTTACTATCTGGAGTTCCTGGGTCAACCGTTCCTGCTAAAGTTGATCCTATTAATATTATAAAAATAATGAGATATTTGACCAAGGCTCACCTCAATATTAGAGGGGTTTATTTTTGACCTTATTCAAATACACCGCACAATCTTCAATAACATCTTTATTATAACTCTTAAAATTCATTAAATGGCCAAAAATTATATGACAAGGATCAGCACATAATGTTACTAAATTGGATGGATCTAATTCCCCTTCAGGATTTATATGAACAGGAATTTTATGATGAACTTCTAATTTCTTATCTCTACCACAAGCAGCACAAGCAGGATTATCTTTTAAATGTTGTTTTCTTACACTTGTCCATTTTGGCGATCTTGTTGCAAAACGAACTTGTTTTATGAATGAAAACATTATTTATTTAACCATTTAATAAATTCTTTTTTATCACGATAACCCTTTTGGCGTTTAATTTCCATTTTATTTTTTAATATGAAGTAGTCTGGGATTGATCTGACTCTATATTCTTGTTTTAACTCTGGATATTTATCAATATTAACGAAGCAAACTATCATACCCTGTAATTCTTGACAGTTTTGTAGATCATTTTTCATTTCATTACAATATTCGCACCAATTAGCAGTAAAGATAACTAATATTTTTTGATTGGATTGTTCAGATAATGCTATAGCGTCAACCAAGTTTGTAGTAATTACATAGTCATCATTGATTCCATAACAAATAGACTGTAAAACTAAAATAGAGAATAGTAATATTTTTTTCATTTGTAATCTCCGATTACTCTACCCTTTTGGGTTCTTACCACAAATCCTTTCCTGACTAGGAATGGCTCAATGCTATTCTCTATAGTTTCCGTGGCAATTCCAGTCATTGAAGAAATGCTCTTTAATCCAAGGGGACTGCCTTTAGACCTGACTAATAATTGCAAATACATTCTATCATACACATCTAAACCATGTTTATCAATACCTTGCACACTAAAAATATCATCAACAGATTTAGCATTAGGGTTGCACACCTTATAATTTTTATACCATTGTAATCTAGCGTTTAAAATTCTAGGAGTGCCTTTACTTCTTTGTGCAATTTCTAAAAGGTCTGATTCGTCTATGACTATTCCTAGTTTCTCACAATTCAATCCTGCTAGTTTGGCTAACTCATCATCGGTATAAAAAGACAGATGCTCTTTAATTGCAAAACGATCATAGAATGGTTGACTTAATCTTCCACCATTAGTTGTTGCACCAACCATAGTAAATACTGGAATATCAATATCTTCAACAACTCCTTCTACAACTATGTGTAGTTTAAAGTCTTCCATAACTGGATATAGAAATTCTTCCACAATCTTTGGTAGTCTGTGGATTTCATCAATAAATAATATTGATCCTTGATCCATTCCCATAAGATAAGGAAGAATATTTTTAATGCTTCTGAGATTAGCAGCATTGGTGGTATACAGGTTTGTACCCATCTCAGACGCTATGGCACTCGCTATAGTCGTTTTACCGAGGCCAGGAGGCCCGTCTATTAAAACATGAGGCATCACACCACCAGAACTTTTACAACCCGTCACACAGACGCTCAGACGATTCAGAACATCGGTCTGACCAATGATCTCACTAAATTGAGTTGGTCGAATTCCGTTTGCCATTATTATTTTCTCCAATTTGTTCCAAAGTAAATTTAATTAGGCCAATAACATTATTAATTGGATTTATACGATAAGCAGAGATGATATATTCTCTGGCTTCAGTATCGGTAAAACCATAGTTAACTAATACTTTAACACACTGGCTTAGAAAGTCAATGTTAATTTCTTGTACTATTTTTTGTTCTGTCTGTTTTGCAGTTGTGGGCTTATGTTCTTTTCTTGCCGTTGTGGCATATTGTATTTTAATATTTCGTATTCTTTTAGGTCTGAATACTGTTCCACAATCACAGACTATTTTATAGCCTTTTGTTTGGGCTTGTCTTGCACTTATCCAATGAGTAAATCCACAACGCTTTTCTGGACACTCATATTTAAAGTGTGCTTCGTAATCAATCGGTTTCTGGCTTTTGTGTATCGTTTTGTTCTTCATTATCTTTTACCCAAAATATAAAATCATTTTTTTCACTATCAAACGCACTGTCTAATAGTCCATCATTAACCAATTTAGATAATATATTGCTGACCATTCTACCATTAAAAGATTCTAATATTGCACTTAGTATCAGATCATTAACGTAATAATTTTCTGTTTTATTTTTTTTATTTGTTTTAATTTTTATATGGTTTTTAGCCATAGTAAAACATTCATCATAGGTCAATATTCTATCTAATTCTTCTTGATCTTTTGGTGCTAATATAGATAGTGTGTATGTTAAATCATCATTGGCATCCTCGTTAATAGATCCAAATGATTGGAACACTAATTGTCGTGCATGATTAATAAAACCTTCTAAATCTTTGATTTGATACCAAGCACTCATTTTAATTTCCTAGTTGAGAATATCATATAATCCTCTATAGTAGTTTGGTTGACTAATAAAGTGAACAGCATTACTTTCTAAATGCTTCACATATTGTATTTGAATAGGATTGTAAACAAAGTATTTCATTTTCCATACACCCTCATTAAAATGATTGTTCCCCAAATACAGGGGGGAGTTTAAGCCACCCGCTGTATTGGGGATCAAATCATTCACAGGAAACGAAACACTAACAGGAAGATTGTCTATTTGACTAATTACATCTTTGATCCATTCGCTAAATCCCCAAAAGTTATTTAGATTACCCACATCAATCTTGAAGTAGTGCTTTTTAATATGCTCTCCTTCAATATCTTCTGGCTCATCGGAATCGTTTGGAAATTTATTCATAATAAAAGATGGCGAGGGAATCGAACCCTCTCACATAGCGTGTGAATCTAAAGATACCAGAGGCTATGATCTTAGTCACCAGACTACCATACTTAAAAGATCAACTATAGAAACCGTAACCGTCAGTATCCTCGTCCTCATCGTCTTCATAATAAGAAGCATCTACATCTGCCTCATCATCATTCCAGTTCCAATCATAATCGTTGGAATAATCTTCATCCTCATCCGTATAATCATCCTCAGCAAAATTGGCAGAATAGAGAGGCTTTAGAAGTTCGCCTTGATATTCACCAACCACAAGATATTCGCATGTGCGAAGTTTCTCACAATTACAATCAGTCGGTACACTCACAACATCCTTTGGATTAATCTTAACAATAACAATCTTATCGCCAGCCTCAAGACTACCATAACTAGCAACATAATTTAATGCACCAGCGTGAAGTCCATCAGAACAACCACGACTACGATTATCATCAACCTTTGCTCTGGTCATCTTGCAAACATTACCAACACTGTTATCAAATACTCCACGATACTTATCCTTAAAATCACTCCTGACTGCCTTATAAGCAAGGAAGTAACCATCCTCAGTGATAGGCAGATGTTCATGCTCAAGGAAATCATAAAGTTCTTTTTGACTCTGCATACTAGGATTCTCCATAAGATTATGAAGAAAGTTAACAAGAGGATAGAACGGTAGACCTTTGCTCATAAACTCAAGAATACGCTTACTGATACTACCATGAACTTCCTCACTCTCATACAAAACCTTACCATTCTTGATCTCCACAAGACCATCACTAAAAGTAGAGACAGCCTTTTCAATATCAACAATCTCCAAGAGTTCATCTGCTGTTGCTGTTGGCAACGCTTCTAGAATCATGTTGTAATTAATATGATCCGGCAAAACCTGATAGGTTCTATTATTAAGAACCAGTGTCAGATTACCATCAACCCACATAAACGGAACGCTCATTGTTTAATCTCCTGTGAAAAATTAAATTACTTAATCAAACTACTCAATTGCTTCTTGAATGACTCCACATCATTCAACTGATTATACCAATCGCCACTCTTGCCACCATAATAACCATGACGATCATCAATCTGCAAAAGAGGATTAGTATCCTTCTTTAGTTCTCTCAGATTGCCTGTTACTTGGGTGCTACCAACAATATACTTCAACATCGGGTTGCTGTCAACTGCTTCTTTAAGAGTTTTTCTAAGATTCTCAATTGAAGGTAGACTAACACTACCAGTAGTCTCTGTTTTAATATGTTTGGTATACTTATTATCAACACCATACAAATTGGTCAACATTTGAACCAAACCATTATACATCACATTAGTCTCTCTGACCAACTGACTATTAACACCATTGATGCCAATATCATTTAGCAGTTTACTCATGTGACCAAAATAATCATTAGCCTTAAATCGTTCAATATCAAAAGTTGATCTATGCACAGTATCACTAAAGAACTCCATAATCATGCAGTGGTCAATAGCCTTAATTAGTGTAGCATTATTAATCTGACTACCATAATCAAGACCAAAGATATTTAGAATATGGAAAAGAATCTGACGATCCACAAAACCATGATTATAGTACCTATACTGATCACGCTTCTCGTCTTTAGAATATTCTTTACGACAATATTCAACAAGACCATTAAATTGTGATACAGTATCGAATTTCTTGATCTTAATTTTCTTTAGACGATCCACCATGAAATCATTAAACGGTACAAGATTATAGCCTTCATTGGTCAATTTTTCCACAAAATTATGCTTAATTGCATAAATATTTGTATTACCAATAAGTTGCTTTGCATTATCAGTAGTAAAATTCTTAAAGATTTCGCTCACTTCTGGAATATCTTGATTTTGCACGGTCTTATATCTAAGGATTGGCACATAAACAATAGAATCTTCCTCAAGCATATCATCAAGACGAGATTCACTCATCTCTCTCATGTGTGAGGCATCATTATAGCCAATACTAAGAGCAGTAGTATCCTTATGATTTCCAATGATTAGGAAAGCATCCTGACTACTAACACTACCCTGACTACTTCTATTAGTATTCTTGCGTGGATTATTGTTCTTGATCAGATCCTTATAGTCAGAAACCATGAGGATATTTTCTGATCCAACATCATTAATCAGATCATCAAAACCCTCATCACTCTTTGTATAGTCCTTAGTATCAATCATCAGATAAGCAAAGCAATCGTTCTGGTTACAATAACGAGTAACAATCTTCTTTGCTGTTTCTTCTGTCTTAATATCGCACTGGAAGAAAGTCATCTTGCCATTCTTCTTCTGACTATTCCAATACTGATAGCCTTTACCAGTCAGAGTTTCGTGATGAATCTTATCTGTTTGATAAACTAAACGACGAGAACGATAGCCAGTGCTTCTGTAGTTAAAAACGTATAGACTCTTTCCGGCCTTGATCTTATATTCCAAGTCCTCACCACTATTGATATTGTGGGTTTTATTATTAGAGTCTGTCCATGTTGCACCCACTCCCCAACCACCAGCAAGATCATTCATTGTATAATATGTGGCAATTGCTTCTACCTTAGTTTTAGCAGCAGCAATCTTCTTACTGAACATTTCCTTCATTTCGAGGAAAATATCCTGGGTCTTATCACGCAGAGTTTTAACTACTGCTTTGGTATACTGCAATCCTTCACGACTAACATCCATCTCCAAATCACCAATACCAAAGTCAAGTTCAAGATAAAGACCCTGACCAATGATTTCTCCAACAAAAGCCTTCCATGAAGCAATATCTGCCTTATTGAAAGCACGATTCCACTTGGCAATATGATCTGGAGTTTCCTGCTTATCTTCACCAATAAGATGAGAGGTAACTACCGGATAAGCAATATTACCCATGATAGCAACAACACCACTATCAATACGATGATATTGGGTGGGAAACAGATTGTTATTAACTCTGCAAACTCTCCAGCCATCACCGTCAATCACAATATTACGATTGCTATATTCCTTGGAGAAATCTGTACCAATTCCACCAGAAATAATAGGCTTATTCTTAAAGTAGTGGAAAATACGAATAGCCTTCTGACTAAACTCATGAAAATCGTGTTGCTTAACAGCAAAACTAATTTCCAGACCATTAGGCTCATCAGTATCAATAGTGTGGAGTAAATTCAGAGTTGGCACACCACTATCATCCATAGCAGCAATATAAGTATACTGCTTACCATTGTAATAAGATGTTGTGGTAAAACTCTTGGTATAAGCAAACGGACTCTTACTGCCTAGACCAAGACAGCCCACAAAATCATTACTATCATTCTTATTGCTTGCACCATAAGTGGTATAAAGATTCTCCATATCGGTCTGACTAAGACCAGTACCAAAATCTCTCACGCTAAAATTAGGATCACCAGCACTAGGCAACTTAACCCTAAAAGGATTAGGATTGCCAGATGCAATATGACTATCATTAGCGTTTGTGGACAGTTCACGAATAACTGCCATCACCTTATCAGAATACAGAGAATCCGAAAGGATTTTAAACATTTTGCTGGTCTGTGCAATATTAAACTGCGATGCACTTCTAACACCAGCACTGTGAACCTCAATCGTCCTATCTGCCAACTTCATTTCCTGTTCTCCAAAAGTGTTTCAATTGTTCCTGTGATAACCCAAGTATACCATCGGCAAACCGACTTGTCAACCTTCACTTTATTTTTTTCTTGCAACCCGTATGCTAATATAGCCACAATAAATTGGTAATAAGCCTAGATACCATACTGGAGTTGCTATTAAACAAAAATTTATACCAATAATAATATTAATTATACTTAATAGATATATAAGAATAGATGGAAAACCAATTTTTGCTAAAAAATATGTAATCGGGCCTATTAAGATTGTTATCAGAAAAATTATAGTAACTAATAGTGCTAAACTAGCCATTCAAATAATTTTCCCCATCATCATCTCCATCAATTTCATAACTGTCATACGGAGTCCACTCTGGATTATCATCTAGTTCTTCTTCTTCTTCTTCTTCTGCCAGCATAATAGTAAAACTATTTAAAACTACTAATATATCATTAATTTTTGATTCAACACTATCTATTTTAGCAGTTAGTGATTTGATAGATTTCTTAATGTCTGTAATTTCTTTATTAAAATCTTTATCCAATCCCTGGATATCTTTATTACTTTCACTAATCTTTTTAATTATATTATCAAAATCGCGTGACATTAGAAACTCCTTTTATATTCTTTTATATCCCCGTTTTCCAAAATTTTTTTATCTTCGTAATTTGATGCGACACGGCGATAAAATTCTTGCTTGATATTCTCTAATACACCAGTAATCATAGCAATCTTAGGATAACTAGTATCGCCCATGATACCACAAATAATGCGAGAAAAACAGTAATTTATTCTACCCAAACAATCTTTTAAACTTCTAGGTTTTATAAAATCATTACAGATAGCCAAAATTAAATTATCAATAGCATCATC